TAATTCCAATGTTCTGGAAATATTCCAGAGCTACATTTTCATTTTCATTACACCCTTTACAAATTAACCTTTTCTCTTTTGGTTTTTCTGGAGCAACCTTTCGGATTGCTGTCTTTGATGTAGGCTCCTCTTGAATAATTGAATATTGTGGAAGACCACTCACAGGTGGAGGAGGAAACACTGAAGGCAGTGTTGCCGTGGTTGTAACCATTGCCATAAGAGGAACGGCTACTGTAAAGAAATTTTGCACTAGTTTTAATTGAACTCTACATCCCAATAGAGAAACCGCACTTCCCCTCTTTCAAGGGGGAATCTCCTGGGCTCTAAAATCATTATCACAGTCTCATAATAAGAATCATAATGAATGATTATTTATTATCTCACATTTCGTTAAGATAGTCAAGCGACATTACTTCATGACCTTTTACATTACCAATCCAGTCACTAATTTCAGAATATAGTGCATTAGCATCTTCATACTGACCTTTTGCACACAATTCATGCATTCTATCAACTACTGCATCAACTTGTTTCTGACACATCTTCTGCATTTGCATCGAATTCATAATAATCTTTTCTGAAGTATCTTGACAGGATGTTACTATTGTAGAATGCTGGGTCTCCGTTGTCAAGGGATTCAGTGAGGACATTGTTGACAAAGAGTTGTCTCGTCTCCTCATAATTAGTTTTGCCTGGTGTTTTATGTAACGACAAGATAACTCTAACAAAGTTTTCTCTGCCATACTTAACAATATCTTCTTTAAGCTCTGGACAAGACCCATAATAATTCTTCCAATCAGATTCTGATTTTACTTTTCTCTTCTTACCTTTTGGCGTTCTAAATTGCCACAGATACTTTCTGCCAATATATTGTTTTGAATTTATTTTATTTGTGATAAGATAAACAAATCCAAAGTTGTCTTGAATATCTTCTGATTCAAAGACCTTTCCTTGATATTTCCAAGGATTATCATAGCTCATATAAGTAAATCCTATAAGATATTATTTATCCTTCAAACCTAACAGAGTGATTTTAATCACATTGAGGGTCTTTGTCAACCCATGCTCCTCTGATACCCATAACTCCTTCAGGGCACTCATAGTAAATAGCATCCTTCACGACCAACCTCTGAGTGTCAGAGAATCTTGGGGACCTCAGACCATCCAGAATGGTCTTGTTAGTCATTCTGGGAGGGATGGAGGACTCCCATCTCTCATAGTCCCTTAGAGCAGCATCTACATCACCTTTGATTCTTTCTTTCAGAAGTTCTGGATTGTTAAGGATTTCATCTTGTATTGGATTATCTTGAGGTAATATATTTCTTATAATTAATTCTCGTTGTATTTGGTCTATCCACATCCATATAGTTTTTTCATTGACTTTGAATACTGATGATAAAAGTGCGACTAAAGAAAAAAGGACTATGCTCCAAAAAGCATAGTCCCATATTGTTTTTTGTTTCTTTCCAAATTGGAAGTTAAACTTCATCCCTCAACACCATATCTCCTGTCTGACTTGGATGTGTCCATCCTGTCTTTAGCCATCTTTGTGGCAGTAGCATACATTACTGATTTTGCTCTTGCCCCATATCTTTGTTTAAAATCACCAGCAGACTTCTTGAGACCTTTTACAAGTCTTTCTTTTTCTCTGGTTTCTGTTGGGTCAAGTTCTCTTTCTGAAAGTTCAGTTTCTTCAAAATGTCTTGAGGCAGCTTTCACCATATCTTTGTGTGCCTGAGTTCCTATCATCTCCTTTCTTGCCTTTTCATTCTCTTGATGTCTCTGATTCATCAGAGCATTCAATTTCTTTATTTTTGCAATTTGAGATGGTTTTCTAGCTTCATCTACAAGGTCTCCTTCAACATCATAGGAATCTGCCATTCCATGAATGTGCTTACCTTTTGATTTCTTATCTGCTCTTGCTGCTGATTGTGCTTCTGACCCTGCATACTTAGCAGCAACCTTAGAGTCCATTCTACTTGCCTTTCTATCAGCAACCTCTGCTCTTCTCAGTTCTCTTTCTTCTGGGTCCATTCTCTCAACCACTTGAGCATAAACTTGGTCATATGCTTCTCTGATGTTGTTTAATCCAGCCATATCTAATACAAGTTTTTAAGTATTTATAAAAAAAGAGGGTCACAAGGACCCTCTCAAATCTTCAACGAGTTGCCATATGAAGTTGTGCTTCATACAGTCTTCTTTCTTTCATAATTTTTTGTTTGATTAAAATAAGCGCCATAGGTTTGCTCCTTTACTTTATGGGTATTGGTGCGTTCCTTCAGTTTCCCTACTTCCGTTTGCTATTTGCAAATAGCAAATGAACGTATATTATTTTATAATTTTATTTTGTATAATCTGCTACAGTTTGAATCCAGCAAAGGTATCTTTCTTCACGTCTTGTTTGATTCCTCCAACCACATAACTTTCAACTTCTGTTTCTTGTGGTGCTACTTGAAGTCCTTTAGAGGAAATCCAGTGCTCAGTCCAGGGAAGTGGATTATTTTTAGCAGCAATATCATAAATTGTCTTAAGACCAATAGATCTCATTCTTCTATTAGCAATCCACTCAACATAATTGTTGAGAAGTTTATCATTAAGACCAATCATAGAACCATCCTTGAACAAATATTGTGCCCATGCTTTTTCTTGGTCTACACAAGTCTTGAATGCATTGATTACCCAGTCCTCTTCTTCTTTAGCAATTTGTTGCATTTCTGAATCATCTCCTTCACGCCACTTGTTGATGATGTTTTGAGTAATGACAAGATGCTGATTTTCATCTCTGGCGATAAGAGAGATAATTTTAGCTGATCCTTCCATAAGTTTGAGTTCACCAAACGCAAACGAGCAAGCGAAAGAGACATAAAACCTGATACCTTCGAGAATGTTGACATTAGCGATTGCTCTGTAAAGTTTTCTTTTTAATTCAATTCTTTCTTCTTTAGCATACCCTGCACCTTCTTGTGCAAATATCCAATCATTAGAAGTTCCATACTTTTGTGCTGAATTAATAAAGTCATCATAAGCTTGTGTTACTGAAGATGCCCTCTCCAAAATCTTGTCGTTGGTTAGAATAGTATCAAAAACTTCTGATGGATCTGAGTATACATTTTTGATAATGTAAGTATAAGACCTAGAGTGAATCATTTCCATGAATTCCCATACAGTCATACATGCCTCCAATTCAGGAAGAGAGCAGTATGGAATAAATGCCATACCAGGACCTCTTCCTTGAACTGAATCAAGAAGAATCTGATACTTTAGATTTGATGTGAAGATGTGTTTTTGTTCTGGTCTGAGAGTATGATAATCTGCCCTATCTTTTTGAAGAGAAATTTCTTCTGGTCTCCAGAAGTATCCAAGTTGTTGTTGAGTTAATTTATCAAATACAGGATATTTGTATTGATCATATCTTTGAACACCCAAAGGGTTTCCAAAAAACATTGGTTGTTTTTTGGTATTGACTTGTGTTGTATTAAATACTGTCATTCCTTCTGGCATTTTGTTTTCTTCTGAATTAACTCTAAATTTTACAGGATTCACAATCTTCCTCTCCTTCTAATAGTTCTTGAATAAGTGTATCTAAATTAACTGGTTCATCCTTTATTTCATCAGTCTTATTATCATATGTATTCTGATAATAACTTGTCTTCCATCCATACTTATATGTGGATAAGAAATCCTGAGCCATCACGCTAACAGGGACTTCATTGTCTTGATAATTCTCTGGGTTATAGGACCAGTTTCCACTAATCGCTTGATCGAAGAATTTTTGCATAAGAGCAACAATGTTGATATAACCACTATTGCTAGACATGTCCCACAGAAGAGTGTAATTGCTCTTAAGAGTTTGATACTGGGGGACAATCTGCTTAAGAGGTCCCTTCTTTGACTTTTTAATAGACAAGAATCCACGAGGTGGTTCGATTCCATTGGTTGCATTTGACACAACGGAACTGCTCTCCGAAGGCATCTGTGCTGACAATGTTGAATGTCTAAGTCCATGTGCCTGAATCTCGGCACGTAAAGTTTCCCAATCATGTTGGTAGGTAATAGAGGAAATTTCGTCTACATCTTTTTTATAAGTATCAATTGGAAGAATACCATCAGCATATTTGGTCCTGCTAAAATACTTACAAGAACCTTTCTCTTTAGCAATCTGGTTGGAAGATTTTAACAAGAAATACTGGAATGATTCAGAAAGACCATGAACTGCGTCCCATGCCTCTTGTGAATCATAGTTAAACCCAAGTTTAGCAAGATAATGTGCCAGTCCAATAAAACCTACTCCAAGAGACCTGCGTGCCTTTGTAGAAATCTCTGCTGCTTCTACTGGATAGTTCTGATAATCAATCTGTTCTTCCAATCCTCTTACTGACAAATCACAAAGTTCCTCAAACTCTTCATCATCTTTAACTTTACCCACATTAATGGCAGAAAGAATACACAATGCAATTTCACCTTCAGGGTCATCAATGTGATGAAGAGGAACTGTGGGAAGAGTAATTTCTTGACAAAGATTTGACATCTCAATTTTATCCTTGAAGGAAGAGTGAGAGTTGCAATGGTCAATATTCATAATGTAAATACGACCAGTTTCTGCCCTTTCCTTGAGGAGGTCAAGAATCAAACTTTGTGCTTTTACTGTCTTTTTAGGAATGCTTGAATTTTGTTCATACCCTACATATAACTCATCAAATCTGTCAGTGCCAAAAGCATCATACAGTCCAGGAACATCATGTGGAGAGAATAATGTAATTTCTGCATCTTGAATAAATCTTTCATAGAACAGTTTGCTAATCTGAATAGAATAATCTAATTTTCTAACTCTATTATCTTCTGTTCCTTTATTGTTTTTGAGAACAATAATATCTTCTATTTCTTGGTGCCAGATTGGAAAGTGGACAGTAGCACTTCCACCTCTGATGCCATTTTGAGTGCAACATCTGACAGTTGCTTCAAACTTTTTGAGGAATGGGACAACCCCTGTATGAGCAACTTCTCCCCCTCTGATTTTAGAATTGATGCCCCTGATTCTACCTGCATTGATACCAATTCCTGCTCTTTGAGCAACATAGCGACCAATTGCCATATCAGAGCTGAAGATGCTATCAAGGGTGTCATCAACGTCAACAAGAACGCAACTTGCAAATTGGCGAAGTGGGGTTCTAACACCTGCCATGATTGGTGTAGGAATGTTGATTTTGTGCTTTGAGATTGCATTGTAGTACCTACGAACATATTCCAAACGAGTTTCTTTTGGATACTCTGCAAAGATTGTCAGAGCAATCATAATATACATGAACTGAGGAGTCTCATAAACCTTACCAAGACTTCTGTCTTGTACCAGATACTTATCTACTACCTGACGAAGACCTGCATAGGTAAAAAGCATATCCCTATCATGGTCAATAAATCCATTTACTCTATCTATTTCTTCTTTAGAGTATTTGATAAAAATTTCACTATCATAAACTCCCTTTGCTACACAATTGTTAATGTGCTCCTCAAGGTGAGGGAAGTCTTTGATACCACCATACAAACTTTTTCTAAGTGAAAAAAGAAGAAGACGTGCTGCAACAAACTGATAATTTGGATGGTCCAAATCAATCAAATCTGATGCAGAGCGAATCAAGATTTCTTGAATTTCTGCTGTGGTGATACCATCATAGAACTGAATTCCAGATTGCATCTCAACTTGACTTGCAGATACTCCTGCAAGACCTTTACATGACTCTTCAACCATCAAATGCATCTTATCCAAATCAAGTGATTGAATAATACCATTTCTTTTAGTTACCTTTAACCCGTTGCTCATACTCTTTTCCAACTAATAAGTTTTGCTTTTGCTTCTAAACCTGAATAAGTATTTGATTTTAGCATACTATCCACATCAAGTCCAGATAAAACCATATCATTAATATCCTTTTCCTTTACATCTGATGGCCAAATAACCACAGGGAAATGTGTATTAATTGCCTTTTCAATCCTATCTACAATCTGTTTATTTCTTTTTTCATTATCATAAATCATAACAAAGTTAGTTTCAAAGTTCGTTACAAAAAACATTTTATCAACATCAGCACCAACCATAGCAATGGCATTATCTATAAACATACTATCAAATGGACCTTCTGTTATATAAACAGTTTTATCCCAATTGATTTTATCAAGACCATAAATTTTTGGATGGTGCTCATCTAAAATTATAGTAATATATTTAATTTTAGAATTTTTGTTTAGACTACGACCTTGAAACCCAAATAGTGTCCCTTTGTTGATTAATGGGATAATGATTCTTGGTTCATCATGGTCTGTAGTTTCAAATGTATACTTTTGCTCATTTGTCCATGCTTTAAAATTTTCACAATAATACAGTTCTCCAAAAAATTTTTCTGGAATTTTTCTTTTATGTAAGTATACTTTTGCTGGGTGCTCAGTATTTAGTTCTGCTATTGTTGGCAAATCTACCTTACAATTTTTAACTTTTTTAGAAAACTTTGGTTCCTGAAAATTGAACTGAGGTTCAGGAGTATTGGAATTTTTCCCAGTAATACCATTCTTATATCGTTCCATCACATACTGGTCATATAGTGATGTGTCCAAATCCTTTAGAAAATTAGTAAAAGATTTAGACATTCCACAATTATGACATTTATAATTGTGGTCATTTTTAAGTTGGTAAATATATCCTCTTGCTTTATTTTTATGCCTTTGAGAGTCCCCACAGTAGGGACACCTAAAATTATAAAGATTATTTTTTACTTGTTTAAATTTTTGAAGTCTTGGGGATATCAGTCCAATGTATTTGGAATCAACAAAGCTCATTCATAAAAATTATTTTTGTCCTTCTATTTTAGCAGGTTGGTGGGTTGGGGTCAAGAAGTCAACAACAATTTCTGACTGAGAAAACATAAACGACATAATCAAAGCTGCTCCTACAATTATCCAGCGAAACTTTACAAAATCTTCCAATTTAGTTTCTACCTTTTCTATTCTATGTGATACTGATTCATGCTGTTCTCTATTTTCGTCCCTCATCTCATCTAACACTCTGGTAATCATATCATCAGCTTTATTGCACTGTTCTATTCTTTCTTCATGAACAGCAAGCATCTTGCTGATGTTTTGACTGGTTTTGCCCATTAGTTGAATTGCTTCGTCTATTTTTCTCATCATAAGTTCATATGCGGAAAGACGTTCTTCTAAAACAGCAATTTTAGTATCTGCAGCTGTGTTATTGTTAAACATGTGTCTACTTTTTCTTCTTTAAAACGTCTCTGAAGAAGAATGGAATTCTTTTATATTTTCTTTTTCTCAAGTCAACTGGAGGCAAATCAGGAGGCAATCCTGCAAGGTTGCCTCCAGTAGCAGTCATTTCTTCTCTAATAATATTTATTATTTTATTCAACTTGAAATTGTTCATTATAGTGATTCCAATATTTTTAAACAGGTTTGGTCAATAGGAATATCATCTAAAAATGACTTTGGATACTCAGGTATTCTATTGAGATATAATAAAAAAGTCTTCATAGAAGACCATAACTCTCTTTCTATTTTGAAGAACAAAAGAGGGAGTGCTGCATCATTAAAAACATTGAAGACAATAATAAAATGATTAATCAGGAGAGTAGTTTTTAGCTCTCCTGATTTTACATATCTTCTCAATAACTTTTTGATATATTTAAATCTACTTAAGTCCTCAAAGAAATCCTCTTTAGTTATAGATTGAGGATTATCATAATACTTAATGGCAAACAGGAGGTAATTGTCCTCATTCAATTCATCAAACTTCATAGATTAATTATTTTGATGTTGGATAAAGAATGCCATCAGTTCCTGTTTGGATACCAGACATTGCAACAAGGACCTCACTCTTGACTCTCAGACTGCCATGACAATCAACATAGGTTGTAACACCAACCCAACCAGCATGAGTATATCCTTGATATGCTGCTGGAACATAAGAGGTTGTTGAAATACCATAAACTTGCTTGTCATAACCATCAACATATCTCTTGAAGGTTAAGGTAGCACCAGTAGCAATACCAACAGAAATAGTTGATCCTAAACTAATTGTGGTAGCACCAATAGTAGAAATTGTAATATTGTTACCACCATTTACCAGCAAGTCCCCAACAATCAATCCTACTGGAGGAATGGTTGGAATAATAGCAGTTCCTACACCAGCATTTGTAGTTGCAGTTCCTGTGATTGATAAAGTTGCTAAAGATTCAGCAGCATCAATTTTGTTACTGTAAGTGCTATCAAGAACAGTGTATTTTGGAAGTTCACTGATATAGAAACTTGTAGAAGCAATTGAAGCCCCACTAAGACCAGCAGTTGATGCAATCGAACATTGGGTAGTACTTGCAATGCCAACAATAACTGCATCTCCAAAATAGGTTCCACCAGAACCTCTATAACCAAATCTAATTACGTCTCCAGTTGCAGCAGCACCTACTTGTCCAAAAGTAGTTCCAGAACCTGTAACAACCAAGGCTGCATAATTTAAAGATACTGTTCCACCTGAACCCTTGTTGTCGTTATTTCCCCAGAGTGCCATTCTTTGTACCTAATAAATTTCTTTGTCTAAGAGTATTTATAAAAAAAGGAGACCTCAGTAATCGATCTCCTTTGTATTAAAATTTGATTAAAAATTATGGAGTTAAATCTGTTGCACCCTTTTTCTTCAAGTGATTTTGCAATTGAAGAAGAATGAATGAAAGAATTCCATTTGATTTGAGTTTTGGATTTGCTCCAAGTGCTTCTGAAATTAAGAGAAGCACTGTTGCAACCAAAGCTTCATTTGCTGCAAACCAAGCGCCAATAGCTGCTAAAGTCATAATACCTCCTGGCAATTATGTAACTATTTATTTTTTAATATCTTTCAGAACTTTATTTGCTGCAGCAGCAAGTTTATCATAGCGACCTTTTACTTTTCTATTTGATGCTGGTGCTGCTGCTTTTGGTGTAGGAGTAGTTTTAACTTTTCCTTTTTTACCTTGTGGCATTAACCCAGCAAGAACAGTTTCACCTTTACTATGAATTTCTGCAGTTCTTTGTGCTTCTTTTTTTTCTGCCTTTCTTTGGGCATCAGTCATTGCATTTTTTGATCTTTCTGAAGCAGGTCTCATTTTAGACTTTTTGGGGTCAAATACTCCCTCTTCAAGATTCTCAAAGGCATTAGGTCTTTGTGAAAGGTACTCAACAATTGAGTCAAACGACTCATTTGTGGAAACTTTCAGTCTCTGTGATTGCTGAGCAACTTGAAGGTCTGCTCTTTCCTTTGCCACTTTTGCCTTTGCTGCCTTTACTTTTGCTACTGCAATAGGGTCTACTGTTACTGTTTGAGCATCTCCTGCTGCTGGCATACCAGCAGTTCCCTCATCAATAAACTCAGCAGATTCATAAATTTCAAACATTTCCTGCCAAGTAAATTGAGAAAGGTCATAACCTTCTTCTACAAGTTCACCAATCCAAGTCTCAAGTTCTTCTTTGATTTGGGGGTTGATTTCAACTTTGTTTTTGATTCCCTTTCTTACATCAATCCTTGTTTCTTTTGAATCATTTACTTCATCAATATATTCTTCTTTGTTAAGTTGTTTTATGATTTTCTTCTGACGACCATATTTCTTTTGGCGATCTTCATCTCCTGTTGAGGGAGAAACAATATCTCTACCAAGATTTCCTGCCTTACGAAACATCTTGTTTTTGGGAAGGGGCTTCATCTCCTCACCAACTTCTTCTACTTCTTC